AGAAAAAGATTCTGATTTTAACCCACCACAAGAAATGATGGATGAGGGTAACTTTGAAAGAATAGAAAAAAATATAGAAGTTTGGTATGATGGTATTATGGTAATGGGAACTAATATAGTTCTTAAATGGGAGCTTGCTAAAAACATGGTAAGACCTAAATCTGCAAGCCAACATGCTTTACCTAATTATGTAGCATGTGCGCCAAGAAGTTATAAAGGAACGTATGAGTCTTTAGTCAGACGTATGATTCCTTTTGCTGATTTAATACAGGTTACACATTTAAAGATTCAACAAGTAGTAGCAAGAGTCGTACCTGATGGTGTATTCATTGATGCAGATGGGTTAAATGAAGTAGACCTGGGGACAGGTGCGGCATATAATCCTGAAGATGCTTTAAGATTATATTTCCAAACGGGTAGTGTTATAGGTAGATCTTATACACAAGACGGTGAGTTTAATAATGCACGTACACCTATACAACAGTTAAATGCTAACTCAGGAGCAGGTAAGTTACAAATGTTAATAGCTAATTACAATCATTATTTAGATATGATCAGAACTGTTACAGGACTAAATGAAGCAAGAGATGGATCTACTCCAAACCCAGACGCATTAGTTGGTGTACAAAAATTAGCAGCTTTAAATTCTAACACTGCCACAAGACATATATTAAATGCCAGTCTTTACATGACAAAAAGAATGGCTGAAGGTGTTGTTCTTAGAACAGCAGATATTTTAGAATACGCAGAATTTGCTGATCAATTTGCTATGCAGATTGGAAAATATAATTTAGGAATATTAGAGGATGTTAAAAATTTATATTTATATGACTTTGGTATATTCTTACAATTAGCACCAGACGAAGAAGAAAAAGCAATGCTTGAACAAAACATTCAAATGGCGTTATCTAAAGAAGATATTAGTTTGGAAGACGCTATTGATATTCGTCAGCTGCATAATTTAAAAATGGCTAACCAATTATTAAAAGTAAAGCGTAAAGCAAAAGCAGCGGCTGAACAAGAACAACAAATGATGCAACAGGAAATGCAAGCTGCATCACAACAGCAAAACATTATGGCTCAAGCGCAAGCTGAACAACAAAAAATTCAAGCAGAAACGCAAGCTAAAATGCAAATAAAACAAGCTGAAGTAGCTATGGAAATTGAGAAGATGAAGAATGAAGCTATGTTAAAATCACAGCTAATGGAAACTGAGTTTGCTTATAATATGCAATTAAAAGGCATAGAGCAATCTCAAATAGATAAAAGAGAAATGGCTAAAGAGAAAGGCAAGGCTGATAGAATTAGCCAAGCAAATTCTCAACAGTCTAAATTAATTGAACAACGTAAAAGAAATTTACCACCTGTAAGTTTTGAGTCTAACGAAGACTCTTTAGATGGTTTTGATCTTTCTGAATTTGATCCAAGATAATGGCAATAGGTAGTAAACTTAGTAAAAAAAATAGAAGAAGACCCAAACCTAAAAAAGGTGAAATAAGAAACATTGTCGATGACTATGGGAAACCAAAAATCATGGGTAGTGCAGGGATGTTAGGAAACATTGGAGGTGGTGCTGTAGTAAAAGGTGCTTCTCTTTTAAAACAAGGTTTTAAAAACTTTGGTAAATCCAAGATCATAGAAAAGGGTCTTAAGATGCTTGATAAAAAGGTAAAAAAACTTAGACCTAAAAAGAAGAAAAGTAGTACAAGAGGTAGATGATGTTTGATGATTTTAATATTTCTAAATTTAAAGATGTTAAATACCCTGATGACTTTTCTTTAAAAGCTTTAGGAGAAATACGTAAACTTCAACGCACACCCTTAGATGTTAAGTTTGCAAATAAATATGATGATGTTTTTAAAACATTCAAAAATTTATTTAATAATAGAACTCGCAAGTTTCCTGATAAATTAGTAAAAGACTTAATTGCAGAATCTCAACCTGTAATTTTAAAAATAAAAAACTACCATAATCGTAAAAGACCAAATGAATTGGCTGAATACTACAATATAGATTTATCTTATAATGATATGAAGAGCGCCAAAACTCCTGCGTTTCCTTCAGGTCATTCAGCGCAGTCAAAGTTGATAGCTTTGGTGTTAACTGACATGTATCCAGAAATGCAAAAGGAGTTGATGCAAGCTGCAGAAAATATTTCAAAAAGCAGAATACTTGCAAGAGTGCATTATGAATCAGATAAAACAATGGGAGAAAAGCTTGGTGAAAGCTTATTTAACCATTTAAAAACCGCTTAAAATATATAATAAATTATTGTTTAATTTTGTTAAAAATTTAATCAAATGAAAATACAAGTAAAAGCAGTGGACGGCAACACTCAAAAATCAAAAGCCGAAATAGAAGAAAAATTATTAAAGGATCATGAAGAGAAACTTAATAAGGAAACTTCAGAAGAAAAAGTAGAACAGGTTAAAGAACCTGTAAATGAAAGTGTTGAAGAAAAAGAAGAGTCAACACCAGAACAAAAAGTTGAAAAAGAAACTCCCTCATCAGAGTTAAATGATGAAGACGTTCTTTCTTATATTAAAAACAGATATGACAAAGACATCAATACTGTTGATGAATTGTTTGAGACTAAAGAATCAAACCCTGAATTACCAGAAGATGTTAAGTTGTATATGGATTATAAAAAAGAAACCGGACGTGGTATAGAAGACTTTTATAAATTACAAAAAGACTACGATGCCATGGACGATGATTCTGTTTTAGCTGATTTCATTAGCACGCAAGAAGATGGTCTTGATGCTATTGATATTCAAGATATTATGGACGACAAATTCGGCTTCAATGAAGAAGAAGATGAAGAACGTGATATTAAGAGAAAAAAATTAGCTAAGAAAAGAGAACTTGCGAAAGCGAAGAAGTTTTTCAAGGAACAGAAAGATAAGTATAAAATTCCTCTTGAGTCAAGTGGGGGTGGATTATCTGAAGAACAAGAAAAAGATCTAAGTGCTTACAAGAAGTATATCGAGGAATCTAAAACTAATGCGGATAGCCGACAAAAAAGGTATGATTACTTTTTGAATAAAACCAATGAAGTATTCGGCACTGAGTTTAAAGGTTTTGAATTTAGTGTAGGTGAAGACAAAAAGATTAATTATAAACCTGGTACTGCAGAAGAACTGAAAAATAATCAGTCAGATGTAAATAAATTTGTAAACAAGTTTATGGGCAGTGACGGATTAATAGTAGATGCTGAAGGATACCATCGAGCTTTATCAGTTGCGATGAATCCTGAAAAGTTTGCTAAGTTCTTTTATGAGCAAGGTGTAGCAGCAACAGTAGATGATGTTGCTCGTAAGTCTAAGAATATCAATATGGATGTTCGTAGAGCGCCACAACTCAGTACAAAAGACAGTCTAAAAATTAGACCTGTTGGCGATACGTCAAGTGGAAGAGGACTCAAAATTAGAAGTATTAAAAAAGTATAACACATTAAAAATTTAAAATTATGGCAGTAAATGTTTCACCAGGTTTTGAATTGCAACCTTCGGCTCAACAGGTTCCTGTTGAATCGAATTATATCAACAACTTCGATTTCTTGAATCAGTATTTACCTGATACTTACGAAAAAGAATTTGAAAGATATGGCAATCGAAGCGTAAGTTCCTTCCTAAGAATGGTAGGAGCTGAGATGCCTTCTAACTCTGACCTTATTAAATGGTCTGAGCAAGGAAGACTTCACATTAAGTACAAAAACGCAACATCAGCAGCAGCAGCTGGATCTGATACAGCGGTTTGGACTATCCCAGGAATTGGAGCAGCACCAGGTACTGGAGCTAACAATCCTACAAACTATGATCCTCAGTTAGATGCTAACTCAGGAATTTTGTCAGCTCTTAGAGTTGGACAAACAATTATGATCTCAAGCAATGCAGCAGGATCTACCGATACTAATAAAGCGGTAATCACTCAAGCACCTACATCAGCTAACCCTAACGTTTTCACAGTAGCATACTACGAAGGCGGTGGGCAAACTATGGGAGCTGCAGTAGCATGTGACATCTTTATCTACGGTTCTGAATTTAATAAAGGAACTGATGGTATGGTTGGATCTCTTGAAGCTGATAGCTCAATCTTTGACAATAAGCCAATTATTATTAAAGATAAGTATTCAGTATCAGGTTCTGACATGGCACAGATCGGCTGGATCGAAGTATCAGGCGAAGATGGCGTAAGCGGATACCTATGGTATTTAAAGTCTGAGCATGACACAAGATTGAGATTTGAAGATTATATGGAAACAGCTCTTATTGAAGCTGTACCTGCAGACGCTGCGTCTGGAGCAGGTGGTTACTTCCAAGGAGTAGCTGCAGCTGCATCAGCAGCAAACCTTAACGGTTCTGAAGGTGTATTCTATGTAGTAGGTCAAAGAGGTAATGTATTCGGTGGAGGTAATCCAACGACTCTTTCTGATTTTGACAGTATCATCCAAAGATTAGATAAGCAAGGATCTATTGAAGAAAATGTAATTTTCGTAAATAGAAACTTCTCATTTGATATTGATGATATGTTAGCTGCACAGAACTCTTACGGAGCTGGCGGTACTTCATATGGTCTATTTGATAACGATGAAGAAATGGCATTGAATCTTGGATTCTCTGGCTTCAGAAGAGGTTATGACTTCTATAAGTCTGACTGGAAATATCTAAACGATCCTACTATGAGAGGTGGTTTAAATGCAGGAGCAATCAACGGACTATTAGTTCCAGCTGGTTCTACTACAGTATATGACCAAATCTTAGGTAAGAATGCTAAGAGACCTTTCTTACATGTTAGATATAGAGCTTCTGAAACTGAAGATAGAAGATATAAAACTTGGATTACTGGTTCAGCTGGTGGTGCAAGAACATCTTCATTAGATGCAATGGAAGTAAACTTCTTGACTGAGAGAGCTGTTTGTGTCTTAGGAGCAAACAACTTCTTCTTATTCCAAGATGCTTAATATTACTCAATGATTAGGGGAGGATTTACTTTCCTCCCTTAATTATTATAATTAAAATTTAAATTAAATAAAATGAAAAAAGTAAAAGAAAAATACGTAGATAAAGCCTATAGATTAAAAAATCAATCGGCTCCGCTGGCATACATGCTGGCATCCAAACACACAAGAAGATCTCCCTTATTATATTTTGATGACGATACTGGACAAAACAGACCGCTTAGGTATGCTAAAAACCAGAAGTCTCCATTTGAAGATGAGCAAGATGGTAACGTGGTTTTAGAACCTATTGTTTTTGAAGATGGTCTGTTAGCAGTACCAAGATCAAATCAAGTGTTACAAAAGTTTTTATATTATCATCCTTCAAACGGAAAAGTTTTTGAAGAAATAAATAGAGAGCAAGATGCAATGGAAAGCTTATCCTTTATTGAAAGAGGTATTGAAGCTGCAGCTATTGCAAAAGATTTAAAAGGCGATAAGTTATATTCTGTAGCCAGAGTAATGATTGGACCAAGTGCAGATAAAATGTCAACTCCTGAAATAAGAAGAGATATTTTACTTTATGCACAAAATGATCCAGAAGATTTCTTAGATACTGTAAATGATCCTATGTTAGAATTGTATGATGATACAGTTCAGTTTTTTAGTAAACATTGGCTTGTTCTAAAAAATAATGGGAAAGATGTATATTTCAATTTACCGAAGAACAAACAAAAAATATTAAGTGTTCCTTTCGGTGAAGATCATTACTTTATCATGTCTTCATGGTTTCAAGGTGATGACGGTGTAGAAACATACAAGTTACTTAAAAAACGCCTGAAGAATAAAGACTAATTATTTGTACCTTTGCTGTGAGAATTTTCTCACATAACCCTTAAATTTTTTAACTATGCAAAAGTTTTTAAGTATTCCGGTTCTAAATGAGGATAACCAGTTGTTAGCGTTAGACGGTTTAGTGTTAGTTGAGCAGGCTTCAACGTCTACTTGTGTATTTCACTATCAGTCTGGAGCGATTGCAACTGTTACTCACGAAGTAATGGCAGCAAACAATGAGGAGGTAAGAAATAAGTTTCAAGACGCTATCTTAACCGTTCTTAAGCAGAGTTGGCAACACCCTTCAATTCAAGTAAGCCTTAGTGGTTTAGAAGATGCAGCAGGTGGTGAAGTAACTATATCAGGAATTGTATTCTCGATTGTAGTTCCTAACTCATAGTCAGTTCTTATTAGAAATTAAGAAGAGGTTACAAAAAAAGTAGCCTCTTTTTTTTTTGTTATCTTTGTGTAAAGATTTAATGGATGATAAACTCAGTAAGAAATACAGTATTAGCTGTAGCTAATAAAAACAATTACGGATACATTTCTCCTCAAGATTTTAACTTATATTGTTTACAAGCTCAAATGGATTTATTTGAGGATTATTTTTATCAATATAATAATTGGATCAACAGAGAAAACGCACGTACATCAGGTACTGGATATGCTGATATAGTAAAAGGTTTAGAAGAAGTTATAGATACTTTTTCTTCATCAGCTTACTTAGCTCAACCAGTAGCTAACGTAAATAATATATACACATTACCAGCTGATTACTATTTAATAAATAAAGTTTTTTATTATCCTACGCTAAAGGTAAGTGGTACAACAACAGGAGTAAATGGTTATGAGCTGATTGATGCTAATCAAACTTTTACGACTTCAGTAGCGATAGGTGATTTAATTACTAATACCACAGACAATACTTCTGCGTACATTACAGCTATAACAAACGACACAACTTTAGTTATTAGTCAAAACATTATGGCAAATGCAGAGACATATAGTATATATGATAAGAACAATATTACTGAAGTAGAAAGAGTAAATCAAAATAAAATATTTATGTTGACGAGTTCTAATTTAACTGGACCGTCAAATCAATATCCTGCTTATGTATTAGATGGTATGAATATTACTGTTTATCCTTCAACGATAACTTCAGGAGGCGCTATACAAACACAATACGTAAGATACCCGTTAGCACCGAACTGGACATATTTAACTACATCAGGTAATGATCCGATTTTTAATTCAACAGCTTTGGATTTTCAAAACTTTGAATTACCAGCATCTGACGAACCTAATTTAGTAGCTAAAATATTACAATACATTGGTATTGAAATTAGAGAAAAAGATGTTTACAATTTTGGAGTTACAGAAGAATCTATAGATACACAAGAAACAAGTTAAGATGACATATATAAACCAATATCAATATTTTTATAACAGCGGTAACAACCCTGAAGATGCTAACAGAGGATCATATCAATATGTTTCTTTGCAAGACATAGTAAACAATTTTATGCTTATGTATGTTGGAAACCATGAGCTTCTTAACAACCTAAGCAGGTATCAAGTATTATTTCATGCAAAACGTGGTATTCAAGAGTTGAACTACGATGCAATGAAAAATATAAAAATATTACAATTAGATGTAGGAGATACACATAGGTTTATATTACCATCTGATTATGTAAATTGGGTAAGAATATCACAATGGAAAGATGGTTTATTGTTCCCATTATCAGAAAACATACAAACAAATTTTGCAGAAGCATACTTACAAGATAACAATGCAAATATTTTATTTGACCAAGATGGTAATGCATTATCACCACAGGATTCAGAAGTAAGTTTAGCACAAATGGCATCAGCTCCGAGAAGTATTTATTTAAATCCTGGCAGTCCACTTAACGGTGCAGAAGGCTGCTGTATTAATGGGAAATATTATTTTGACTTTAGTGTTGGTGCAAGGTTTGGATTGAATACAGAAACAGCAAATCAAAACCCTACATTTAGAATAGACAAAGCGGCTGGAGTTATAAACTTTAGTTCGTTGTCAGGAAGCACATCTATCGTTTTAGAATATATTGCTGATGGAATGGAAAACGGAGATGATTCACTGGTTAGCGTAAACAAATTATTTGAAGAATATTTATATGCTTATATTAAATACGCCATTTTAAATAGCAGGGTCGGAGTTCAAGAATACATTGTTAATAGAGCAAGAAAAGATAAATCTTCTTTATTAAGAAATGCAAAAATTAGATTAAGTAATATACACCCTGGCAGACTCTTAATGAACTTAAGAGGTCAGAATAAATGGATAAAGTAATATGGCATTAGTAAATACCAATTTCATTTTAGGACGAATGAACAAGTCGGTAGATGAAAGACTTCTACCGCCTGGTGAGTATGTTGATGCTATGAACGTACGACCAGGATCTACAGAAACTACTGAGGTTGGTGCTGTAGAAAACACTCGTGGTAATCTACCATTAACTACATTACGTTTTGGAAATCAAAATCTTTCTACTCAAGCAACATGTATAGGAGCTTATGCAGATGACGCAAATGAAACTATGTATTGGTTCGTGCATGATCCAGCAAACACAGTTGCACCTGGTGGTATAGTAGACATGATAGTTTCTTTTAATACAGAAACAGGGTCTTTAAGATACCATGTAGTAACAGCAGCTGGTAATGCAGCTAACCCTTCTACTCTTAGTTTTGATCCGTTGTTTTTAATAAACGCTGTCAATAAGATAGAAGACTTGTTGTTTTTTACTGATGATAAAAATCCGCCAAGAAAAATAAATGTAAAACGAGCTTACCCTATTGCATCTAATGCAGGAGTTGATGGTATCGTTGAAGAAGATGTTAATGTTATTGTAAAAATACCAGGGTTTGAAACAGGATCAGGTACATATACACCTTTACCAGCGCCTACGCTTGAACTATTACAAGTAGCTGGTGGAGAAAATTATTTAAAGGATAGGTTTTTAAGCTTTGCTTACAGATACAGATACTTAGATAATGAATATAGTGCTACGTCATTATTTACAAATCCAGCTTTTCAGCCAGGAGATTTTAAATTTGACACTAAAAACTTTAACAATGCAGGTATGGTTAACTCATACAATGCAGTTAAAATAGATTTTGGTACAGGTAGTAGCAGAGTAAAACAAATTGATTTACTATATAAAGACTCTAACACCAATAGCATTTTTGTTATTGAAAGATTTAAGAAAAGTGATTATGGGTGGGCCGATGATACTATTCAAAGTTTTACTTTTACAAACAGTAAAATTTATTCACAGCTTGGAGCTGACGAATTATTACGTTTATATGATAACGTACCTAAAATAGCTAAAGCTCAAACTATTATGGGTAATAGATTAATGTTCGGTAATTATACTGATGGTTATGATATTACTAACGCAGACGGTCAAGATATAAGTATTGATTTTTCTACTGAGCTGTTGGCTAATCGTGTAGACTTTTTAGAGTTGCCAATAGGTACACCATCGAACGGTACTACCTACACAATAGATCCAGTAGGTGGTGGTGTAACAGCTACAAATGCGTTGATGACATTTAATTTATCAGACATAGCTACAAAATTAAAAGAAGGTAGTACACTAACTCTTGATTTAAATCTAAAACATCAAGGCTTAAGCGGTACAACTAATCAACAGTGTTACATTGATAATGCTAATTTTCAAAATGCTAATTTCAGTTTATCTGTAGAAATAACTTTGGATCAAGATTATACATCAATATACGACTTATCTATAAGTACATTATTCAAAGACGCAATAGGATCTCAAAACTTTCAGACAATAGCTCAAGCATCAACGGGTAGATCATTTACAGATCAGTTCAATGCTACTGTAGTTGCGCCAGCTATAAACTGTACGTTTACAAAAGAATTAAGTGGTATAACGTCTGGAGTTACTCAACAAGGTTTTTCTATAACATCATCTCCAGGGAGTAATAATATAGGAATACAAACAATAGCTATACAATATAGAAGTAATACTGGACCAACAAACATGTATGAGTATTTTAGAATAGTTTCTGGTACAGCTTTTTTTACAAGTACGTTTGACACTTCTTCTTTACATAGCAATAGAGATTACGAAACAGGTATAGTATATATGGACGAGTATGGTAGAGCATCTACAGTACAGGTTTCTGAATTTAACACGATTTATATACCGCCTGAAAACAGTGTTACTCAAAATAAAATATTAGCAACAGTAAATAGTTTGCCACCTGCGTGGGCAACAAAATATAAATTTGTTGTGAAACCAAACAAGGGAGATTACAATATAGTTTATACAAACTTCTTTTATACAAGACCATCTGACAATATGGTGTTCTTTAAATTAGAAGGAGAAAACCAAAATAAAGTAGAGACTGGATCTAAATTGTTTGTTAAGACAGATGTTACTGGACCTCTTGGTACAGTGGTAGAAGCAGAAGTTTTAAATGTAGCCGGTCAATCAAGAGACTTTTTAGCAACTGACAATGAACTTGGAGCAAATTCAAACCAGTTAGCTGGTTTATATATGGAAATAAAACCCTCTGGTTTTTCCGCAACTATTCAAGACGATTCTCTTATTGACAATGGAGTTAAAAAATATGCAAGTGCAAGAAATAGTATATGTAGGCATAAGCTGGCATATCCATTATTTACTTTTACCGAACCAAGTCCAGGTACTTATACTACTACTAATTATAGTATACCGGCTGGTAGTGTAATTGATATAAGAATAAAACAAAAAAGAAACAGAAGATCATCAAGTTGTGAGGGGTATCATTTTGAATGGAATCAAATATTCACCGCATCTGCAGATTATACTGACTTCAGAGCGTGGTGGGTAGGAGATAATGTAAACCCTGGTAATGCAAGTCCCGGCCAACTCGAAGGAGATCAACAAATTTTTTACAACACAACTGTAGGAACTCCAAATGGAAACTTCGCTGGAGAAAACACAGATTATGGAGGACCTAATGGTATTGCTGGTACAGCATTTTGTAATGGCTTTGCTACAGAAACATTTCAGTTTTTACAAGCTACGCCCGGAGATGTAAACTCTCCTCTATATTTAGCACTTGTATCTGGTGTACCTGGTTGTAATGCAAAACTTAATAATAGAATAAGCATAGAGATTATTGTAACACGAGCGAATAGTTTAGTTGTTTTTGAAACTGAACCAGCAGAACTGTCAGCGGAATTTTACTATGACTCTTCAGAAGCTTTACCAATAACTAATGGATTTCATATAGCTGGTAGTGCAGATGGATCACAAAACCAAACTGCAAGTCAACCAGCGGTTGTGCCTTTACCTTTTATGGATTGTTTTACTTTTGGTAATGGTGTAGAAAGTTTTAAGATAGAAGATAATATAGCTACAAAAAGTGTGGTAATAGGTCAAAGAGTTTTAGGTGTATCTGCTGAAGATTTTGCAGAAGCAGACAGGTTTGCGGATATAACTTATAGTGGAGTGTATAGTAGTAACTCAGGAGTTAATAACTTAAATGAATTTAATTTAGGTTTACAAAACTTCAAAGAATGCGAAACAAGCTTTGGTCCTATACAAGTATTACATGGTAGAGAAACTGATATACTTACATTACAAGAAGATAAAATATCATATGTATTAGCGTCAAAAAATTTAATTAGTGACGCTGCTGGTGGAGGTGCTTTAACAACTTCGACACCAGTATTAGGTACACAAATAGCAAGAACAGAAGAATATGGTATTAGTTTCAATCCAGAAAGTTTTGCGCATTATGCCGATAGTTATTATTTTACTGACGTAAAAAGAACATCAGTAATACAATTAAAAGGAAACTCAGTAAACGATCAGCTTAATGTTATATCAGAAGATGGTATGAGATCTTGGTTTAGAGATGAGTTTCAATTAGGATTAGATACACAAAAATTAGGTGGTTACGATCCATACATGGATGAGTATGTGTTAGGGATGAACTGTATACAAGTTCCTACACCACCGGTAATTTTAGGTTGTGGTTCTGTAATTCATCAAGATGCTACATCTACAGCAAAAACTTATACAATAGACTTTGGAAATATCGTAGATACTTCTACTAAAATAGAATATGCAATAGCATCTGGAACTGTTAATATAAATGTAAATTGGAATGGTACTAATACAGCTTCAGGTAATGTTACAGGAAGTGGTTTCTTTGTTTTTAATAAATCTCAAGCAGCACCTACGACCGCAGTTATAACTGTAACCCCAGTGGGAGGAGCTGCAGAGTTTGATATTACACCAACCTGTCCTACTCAAGACCCTATAACTATTGTTAAATGTGTTATAAACTCTGTACAAGACAGTGGTAAATTTATACACGTAGAACATCAGTGGAATGATTCTACTATTGTAAGTCCTATTGATTCGGTTTCTGCAGAGCTGGGTAATAATCACCTATTGTTTAGCACATTTGAATCACAAACAGGATTTAGATCTAACGGTGTATTTCCATACGAAGGAGTTACTGTTACAATGAGAATCAACAAAATAGGTTTTGACGATTATGATTGGTCTTACCCAGATGATAACATGAGATTCTTATCAACGAATACTGCATATGCAAATAATTTATCAGACGTTCAAACATTATTAAACTTATCATCAACAATACCAAATGCACAGGTACAACAACCTTCGTCAAATTTATACAAAGCATCTGTTAATTCTACAACAACGCCTGCTTTAAACCTACCAACTTCAAATAGTTTCTTATATTTGATTTGGGATTTAAGAGAGATTGGCGCACAAAAATTATGTTATGATGCAAGTTCTGCATCTGATGCATGCTGTACTTGTACATGGCCTTGTGTTGCGTTTACAGCGGGAGACGTAGCAGCAACACATGCTGAAGCTTGTCAGCAACCATTAAGTAATACTTATTATCATAATGGGGTGAATGCATTACCTGTTGTAAATGATTTAGTATATAGCAACAGCACGTGTGAAGGAAACAATAGCGGAGCCGCTTCTCCTTTACCAATAGGATTTTATAAAATTAGCAATACAATGTACATGCAGGTCAACTCAGAAGGAGTAGTGATTGCTGTAAGTGCATGTTTTACATAGAATTATGGGTACATTAGGAACATATTATTTTGACGGAAACAGTTTTCAAACAGCAACTGCTGTGTATACAAATGCTACTTTAACAACGTTAGCACCAGATGGTTACTATGCGGGTAGTGGAGTTGTTAGGCAACAACTAAATGGTATACTATTATCTGCATCAAATTGTGATCAGTGTTTGGTTGCGTGTGATACCGGTGTATCAGTATCTATTTCAAATACACGTGGTTGGTTTGACGCTAATATTAATGTTGGTAACGATACAGGTGCAGTAATTTTATATGCTTATTTAGGAGCATCAATACCTGATGGTATAATCGCATACTTTAACAACCTACCAAACAAAAGACTTACTTGTAATGACAATCATAATGGTGTTACATTAGTAGACGGTAGTGGTTCAACAGTAGACTATGCGGGTAT